CGGTCCAAGCGACTTGGACATAGGCGTTAGTAACAGCGGTATGCCCCATGACGACGCGGTTGTTTTCTGTTGTTGGGTCGAAGACTGGTAAGTAGGAGCCACCGGAGGTGCGGAACGCCGCACCAAAATTACCTGAGCCGGTGGTGTTGTTGCTAAGCGCCTGAAGACCAACAGCTACGTTGTCACTGCCTGTGGTGGTGTCGTAGAGCGCCTGAAGACCAAGAGCTACGTTGTTGTCGCCTGTGGTGTTAGTGCGGAGCGCCTGATGGCCAAGAGCTACGTTGTTGTCGCCTATGGTATTAGAGTAGAGCGCCTCATATCCATTCGCTGTGTTGCTGACACTTTCGGTGTTAGAGTAGAGCGCCCGATAGCCAGTTGCCGAGTTGCTGCTGCCTGTGGTGTTAGAGCGGAGCGCCTGAAAGCCATTCGCTACGTTGGTATCGCCTGTGGTGTTAGAGTAGAGCGCCTCAAGGCCATTCGCTACGTTTTTGCTGCCTGTGGTGTTAGAGAAAAGCGCATTAGTGCCTGTCGCTGTGTTGTTGCTGCCCGTGGTGTTAGAGTAGAGCGAATTAAAGCCAACAGATACGTTGCTGCTGCCCGTGGTGTTGGTGTAGAGCGCACGTCGACCATTTGCTACGTTGTTGTTGCCTGTGTTGTTGTAGAGCGCCTGATAGCCCGTTGCCGAGTTTTGGAGGCCTGTGGTGTTAGAGTAGAGCGCCTGATAGCCCGTTGCCGAGTTTTGGGTGCCGGTGGTGTTAGAGTAGAGCGCTTGAAGGCCATTCGCTACGTTTTGGATGCCTGTGGTGTTAGAGTAGAGCGCCTGATAGCCATTCGCTACGCTGTTGGTGCCTGTGGTGTTAGAGCGGAGCGCCTGAAAGCCATTCGCTACGTTGTTAGCGCCTGTGTTGTTGTAGAGCGCCTCATAGCCATTCGCTACGTTGTTGTTGCCGGTGCTATTAGAGTAGAGCGCCCGATAGCCCGTTGCCGAGTTGTTAGCGCCTGTGGTATTGCTTGTTAGCGCTTGAGTGCCAAGGGCTGTGTTTGATGCTACCCCGCTGCCGCCGCGACCAATATCTACGCCGTTGACATCAATATCGCCTGTGTCTCTCGCAGTGAGGACAGTAGTACCCGCAACTTTTATTAGTAGCTTAGGATCGCTGCCCTCGCTGTTGATGTCAGTGTTAATCACTAGATTTCCGACGCCAGAGTTGGCGTCAATCTCATGATCTACACCTGTGCTTGTGTCCGTCAGTTTGATGAAAGGGTCCGCTGCGGAAAGAGTTAAAGCCCCCGTTATATCAACGCCGCCGCTTGTGGTGTTTAACTTCTCTGCACCGTAGTAGAAAAGTTGGGCTTCGCCAGTAGAGCCGTCAGCGCGGAAATAGTCAGCAGTGCCGCCTGAGCCGTCGTCAGAAATTATTCGAACGTCTCGGTCATCTGCGAGGTTACGTATCAGCAGGTCGTTAGTGATATTGCGGATGTCACCGTTGCTGGTGTTATGCTCAATGATCAGGTCGTTGCTATCGCCAAAGCGCAGTTCTACGTTGTCGGGAAGCGTTAAGCTATGACCGGCTTGAACCTCCACATCTCCGTCAAGCTGGATTAAGTCTCCATTAACACCGCCAGACATGATGCGTGATTCGACAGTTCCAGCGGCATTTGTGAACTCAATGCGGCTGTTTTGGGTGTCTGCTGTAGGCTGAAGCCGAACCTGTGGGGTAGAACCCTTAATGTGAAGTTCTGTACTGGGATCAGTTAAGCCAATGCCGACATAATTATCGTCTGAGATAGTGACTACATCTGTTCCAGCCACGGCAAAGCGCATTTCAGCGATGCTGCCTGTCCCCTCGGCATTAAACTGGAACCCGACGTTGTTTACGCCGCCAACAGAAAGCTCGTTAAGCTGAAGCGCACGGTCATAAACAGTACGATTGCCGCCGAACTTAGCCAAAAGCCCGTTTGACGCGCCTACTACGTTCAGCCCGTCAGCAGTTCCCCCTGTCACGGCTGAGGTGGTTCCAAGTGTGGCACTGCCATCGGTTGCTAGGTCACCACTTACATCAACGTCGCTGTCAATTGTGACACCGCTGCCAAAAGTCGTCTCGCTGACCGTGTTGGTCGTAATTGCCTGACCGCTATTCACAACGATGTCGTTGGAACCTGTCGTATTGCCGTTAGCTAGAACCTCGGAAAGCTCGTTATTCGCGCCGACCTGTGTATCCACATATGATTTGATTGACTGCTGCGTTGCCAATGCTGTCGCGCTGTTAGAAGACATGTTGTCTTCGTCTAGGATCGCGGTCACCGACACGCTGCCCAAACGCAGGCTGTCGAAGTACGCATTGTTAAATACGTTCGCCGCTACCGCACCAGAACCGGCACCGTCGAAGAAAACAACCGCAGTCGTTCCCGCAGGAACCTCATAATCATTACTCGCGCTGTACGTGCCTTGAAACAGGATAATGCTGCGCGACCCAGACAGACTGTTGCGAACGTAAATGATCTTTTCGGCATCGTTGGGCGTCAACTGCACATAGGCCGTGGCACCTAAGTCGGAACCATCATTAAAGATAACGATGCGGTTGCGACCATTGGATGTCGCACCATCACTAATCGGCAGATCGTTCGGAGAACCAGACGAGCCCGCCGAAGGCAAAGTGACCGTAACCTGACCGTCAAGAGCGGCATCAACCAAGCTCAAATTTGTATTCGTTGTATCGCCCCACGTGCCGGACTGTTCACCGGTTGAGATCAGCTCGATACCGTTATTCAGTGTATATGTACTAGGCATTTTCTAAAACCTTATGCTGCAACCCGTGTCCAACTCGGCGACTGCGAAGGTGTCTCGCCTGACCACCCGGGGGATTGGGTCGGTGTCGTGGGCGCAAAGCCCGATGTCTGCGTCGGCGTTTCCTCACCCCAAGTAGGCGACTGCGACGGGTTGGTAGGAGTATAACCCGGATTTTGATTTGGAACAATATGTCCCCATACAAGGACAGGGGACACGAAACCCGTGGCTTCTGCGCCCGTAACGGAAACATCCGCATTTGCTCGTACAACAACGTCACCAACGGAAGAGGTAGCTTCCAGCCCCGTAACATCGACATCTACAAAGATGCCAACAGAAACCTCGCCAACCTCGCCGTCAGCTTCCAACCCTGTGAGAGAAACGTCTGCTTTCGCAACAACAGTCACCGATCCAACAGAGGCCGTCGCACCTAGCCCCGTCGCTGAGACAATCGCATCCGCGGTGACCGTCGCGGAACCAACGTTCGCCGTTGCCTCAAGCCCCGTCGGTGTAACGTTTGCTATGCCCGTTACCGCGACAGACCCAACACTACCGGTAGCCGACGAACCTGTAACGGATACATCGGCGTTTGCCTTTACCGTGACAGACCCAACGTTTGCTGTCGCCTCAAGTCCAGTCGTAGGAACATTAGCCTCGGCAACTACTGTTACCGAGCCAACCTGACCGGCGGCTCCATCGTTGGTAATTGAGCCTTCGCCAAAAGCTACTTGTCCCCATGTTCCCCGACCCCAGCCGGAAAAGGGGACGACAACGTCCGACATTACGCGATCCGAATAATCGCGTTACTCGAGTCCGCGGTTGGGAATACAATCGTAAAGTCACCCGCCGTTGACGTCTTGTCGGCACCAAAGTCCAGCACCACAACCGCACGGTTGCTGTTGGTTGAATTGTAGATCAACGCGCCACGTGCTGTGATCGTCGCTGTACTAAACGTTAGGTCGTTGAAATCACAAAAAGCCGTCGTACTCGACGTTGTTGGGTCAACGTTTGTCAACGTGCCACCACCTGCTGTGTAGCCCGTGCCACTGATCTCATTCGTCGTTGCATACGCAGTCGTAGACGCGTTCAACGTTGCGCTGCTGGTGTACAACGCGAGTTTGAATGTGTTACCACCAGAAGCGTTGAAGTCGTGCAAACCCTCAAGAAGCTCTTTCTTGAAAGATGTACACATGTAGTTTCCACTAAAAGCCATGTACCTTACCCTTTCTAAACGAAACTTACTGTTTCGGCCTGATCACCTTGCCAGTTCTGTACTCGTCGGTAACCTCTTTGGACTCGCCGAACATCTTCAGTCCCGTGATTGCTTCCATAAAACGTTTCTCATATTGAGCCATCACGTCCTGCTCACCCTTCATATAGATATACGCCTCAATCAAGGAGCCGTACAGCAACGCCAATTCGGCATTTTCACTTAGCCAAGTGGTGCCTGAACCCGATCCCGCCGTCAAACTGGCCGGTCGATAAAAATAATGCAGCTCTACAGCGTAATTCGAGTTCGGAGTGGGCCCCAAAACGAAGTTATCGACGTCAAAAACAGCGTAATATCGCGGATTTCCCGTAGTAGTTGCGTCTGGATTGAAAGATTGAACGAAATCCACGTCTTTAAAGTCTAAAAACACGTGATCGCTGTCTGAATCTACAAAAGAAAGCGAAAATGGAGCCAAAAAATCGCTTGGACAGGCCAAATACTTGTTTGAAGCCGTCAGGGTGCCGTTCACATTCTTCCGAAACAGGCTTAACTGCACATTTTTAAGGATGCGCTCTTCCGACTGGCGGATAAACAACGGCAAATTGGTCACAAAGGACGTTTCGTCGTTCTCTGTGTAGTCCTGAATGGCCTGTTTTAGCTCATCGTATGTAAAGCTCATGACGTACTCACCGTAACTTGCCCGACTTCGCCAAAAGCCTGCGGCGGACGTAGGTTTGGAGCCTCTACCAGAGGAACACCAACGAATACATCTAGCGGCTCAATACGGTCCGGTCTTGCATCCTCAAGAGCTTGCGGGTCTACAACCTTGCGAAAGGGCCCAAGCTGCGGGTGTTTTGGCTCATACTCGTCTGGCCCCACAAGCAAGCCATTCCACTCGCGCTTCATTACCCGATAAGGATAGCGAAACCCGGAGCGGTCGGATATTGCGTAGGAGTCCTTTCCCGAAGCAAACTTAGCCATCTACCCTGCCCTGTAATATTCGTATTTTGGAACAACATTAAAGGACGCCCGATCCCGGTCTTCCGAAGCAGCCCGTTCAAACTCTTCTTCGTACACCGACTTCAGCAGTTGCACACGATTTGGTGCCCGCTTCAAAGCGAGGTAGTAGGCTAAACCCGCCGCCAAGCAGGGGTAAAACCGAAACGGCATAGCCATTGTGTCTGTGTAAACATCCGCATCGTCCATACGGGTCAACGCGTCGTAAATCACAACATCCGTAGTATTCTCTGGGGTGGGCCAGATTTTTAAGCTCGGAGTAACCTGACGATCCAAGAAAAACTGGTTGGGTCTTCCCGTTGTGGTTTTTGTCGGAATTGTAAGGTATTCATCGCGGCTTAAACGCTCTAACGAATAGTCTGTACCATCACGACGCACAATAACAGATAGAACGTCGATTACGTCCGCACCCAGATCATAATCGCCGTCGCCAACCGCTAGTGTGACTGTGCGCTGCTTGATTGTCCATTGGTTCAAGCCGCGGTTAGCCCAATCCGCAAGCAACAGATTAAGCGAACGCTTTGCCGTCTTCAGGTCGTAACCAGTACGAACCTCAAGACCACAGCGCTCAAACGCCTCTTCGACGTACTCTGCGACGTCTAGCTCAAAATCTGTGCTTCCGGAGGTAGCCATCTTACTTCTTCTTTACCATGCCGCCTTTGCGCATCTTCTTTACCATGCCGCCGCCGCGCATCTTTTTAACCATGCCGCCGCCGCGCATCTTTTTAACACCGGTCTTTTTACGTGGTTTCATCGCCATCTTTTAATCTCCTATAGAGCCGATCCCGCTTTTCATAGATTTCACGGGCGTTAAATTGACTATTATACATGTCATAATAGCCTTTTTTATCCAGCTTGTCTGCGGCTTCCTGCAACTTAGACAGACGCTGCACAAAAATCATAGCGTATTCCGCATCGATGTGAGGCTCAAACTCAACGTCTTCGATAAACTCGCTCTCCTCGTCATGCGGGTGAAAACCCATAACCCACACATCTTTGTCGATAAACATGCCGTTAGAAATGGCATCGTTCATCTCGTCTAAATACGTGTGAAAGATTTCAGGGTCTTCGTCAAACTTGAAGTCAACAATGATGGCAACGTCAAAGTTGTCATCAAATTGAGATACGGTGCTGTACAAGCACTGCCGGTTATTTTCATACTTAAACATAACCGCAATGCGATTATCACCCCATGCCTTTTTTGCAAAAGGGCACGGCGGTAAATTATTAAAGTGCGGGCTGGCTTTTGACAACACATCTGAAGACCAGTCGAGCAGTTCGCGATGAACGGCCTTTTCTACTTCAAGCGATGGAGTCAAAAAAGCTAAGTTCATACCTGTGTTACCGAGCCCTTCGTCCTTTTCCGTCGCCCATTCATCACGGCCCCGCAACCACGAGCAACGGCAGTACCCGCCTGCTGTCTGCCGCGAAACGGACGCTTCGGCTTAGTTTCACCAACCGCACCGCCGCGCGCCATTTTTGTCACTTTTGCTTTTTTAGTATTCGATACAACCTGCTTGCCTTTAGCGCCCTCACGTTTTTTCTTGCGCGCTGTTGAAGCTCTTTCAGACTTGCTGAGACTGTTCGCTTTGCTTCGCGGTAGGCAGCGATCAGGGTTTTTCTTGTTTTTTGAAGTGCCGCACTTACCCGCAATGTTACCACTGCTATCAATTCGGACCCAATCTTCATCTACCCATTCCTGTAGCTTTCCCATTACCGACCCTTCCGCTTTCCGCCTTTTGATTTCTTAGCGTAGTTTGGGTCTTTGCAATATTTTGAGGCTGCAAGGTTTGCGTAAGCAGAGGGGTAAGTATCAAAGGTCCGCTTTGCCCAAGCTTTGCCTTCTGGGCAAATTTTGCTACCTTTTGATTTACTGGAAACTTTGCCACCCTTTCGAAAGTAAGTTAGCCCGGGTGTCTTTTGTTTCGTTGGTCCTGTCTTTACTCGTCCGCCCATGATTTACCCCAAAAACTTCTGCACGAACGGTGCAATGATGATTAGGATAGCTAAGCCCCAAAGCTTGGTATCCAAGCTTTTGAGAGACGTTCGGTGGTCGGCCAGACGCTGCTCAATGCTTTTGTAACGTAAGTTACATTCTGCCTCGTGCTTTTCGAGCCGCGCAATTACCTCTTCCATCTTCATCGCGGCCACATTACCAAGCCTTACAGGACCAATAACGGGCGCTGAATTTGTCTTTGGCGGTATCACATGAATGCCGTGCTCTAAAATTCTTTCGACGTCCCGGCTGGTCTTTTTTGATAGACATTTTTGCATCGCCAAATCTAACCAGCTTAACGTCGCTACCTTTTTTAGCCAAGACAGCGCTTTTCTTTGCTTTGCCGGGAGTTCTTTTGGGCTTGTTATATCCACCAAAAGTTTCTCCTCGATAGCTAAGACGACCAGACGGCAACCTTTTTACGTCTTTTGTGGTCGCCATTAGAACGTGCTCCCATTCTTGATGTAGACAATATCTAGGGCCGCAGAAACAGCAATATTTGCCCCCGCAGAGTCGCCTACACACCGAACTTCAAGGTCCGTCTTTTCCTCAAATTTAAGGGGGATGTCGTACTTTTGATGCAGGACATTATTGTCCAGTACGTGTTTGTCTCTAATCTGAAACACTTTGCCATTAGGACGAGCGACAAGCCGAACAGTGGCGTACTTGTTGTTTTGCGCGGTGGCCACTGTCAAATCTTTCTGTAGCAAATAAGCCGTATGTTCCGCGGGAACAGTCCAAAGCGCCATCAGTGTTTGGTTGTCACCTACCGCGATAGTGGCGTACTTGTTAGCAGGAACACCCGAGGTGACAGTGCCGGTTCCAGCATATACGACACCCGCGTTTTGACCGCCTGTACCGGCGGTAAGGATAGACATCCTGTTGATGCGAAGGAAGGAATTTGTAGTATTAACGGCGGCCTGACCGTTTAAGGTCACCGTTTCGTTGATTTCATTGTAATTCGCATCCAGTCCATACAACTGAACCGTCCGCGCTCCAGTGCCCGCAGAAGTGTCCGCAGTAGAGCTACTGGAAACCTTCAAAACAGACGCAGAGCTTAGATAGCTATATAAGCCGCCCTGCGCCCAAACAGTTTCCTCGCTGTCGTCTACATCCGGATTAAACCCGAATTTAAACTGAGGAATGTGGTATGCAACTTGTCCACGCGCAACCTGAAGCTCGAACGGCTCGGTCGTGCCTATACGAGATATAGAGCTTACTTCCCGAGTCATTCGAGCCTCTTTTTAGCTGTAAAAAACCGTAGCCGAGGTACACGCGGTAAACGCAGACACGTAGATGTCGCTTACGCGCAACCCTTCATCCGGGATGTTTACAGAGTGCGTATCTGACGCGTTCAGGTCCATATCAAGCACGGTAGAGCCACCGTTACCATCGGTAACGGTAAAGCGAGGGCTGCCGGTCGCGGTCTTAATTTGGATTTGGCGGATGCGGGCCGGACCCACACCCGCGGAACCTGTAGCCGCCAGCCGTTTTGTTTTTACGTCTGAACCAGCCATCAGCTATCTCCTATCAAGCGTCTGCAAAGGGAGTAGCGACAGTACCCGAACCGATAAGAACGCCCTGCACCATGTACTGGGCCGTTGCTAGAGCCACGACCTTGATGACCGAGTTCGCGTCGCCACCGGTCGTCGTGCCATTCATAGAAATGACGTCGTTAGCAGCAGCAGGCGCAAAAGCTTTTGTCGTAGTACCCGCAACAGATACGGAGCCAACAAACTTGTCAGTGCCGTCTGTTTTAAGGTCTAGGTCAGTAGCATCTGTTCCAACAAAGAACGTGTACTCAGCACCGATAGTATCGGTTGTGATGGTGGGTAGCGTCACCGCACCGTCCGCATCATTGATTTCGATGATGCGACCCACGTGATCGGCATATGTGAGCGTTGTTTCTGCGGTAATCTCAACAACAGCATTTGAACCTGCCGCAGTGAAGCCGCGTTCAGACCGTACTGGACCCGAAAAAGTTGTTTGACCCATGTTCATCTCCTGTCTGGGTAAGTCGGTTACACCACGCAACCGTCAGGGATAATTTCACGATAGAACATATCACGCAAAAGAAAACAAAAAAAGGGCGACCGAAGCCGCCCTTTCGTTTGGGGATAACCCCTTATGCGCCCGGCGTACCGAACACGCAGCGCCAGTCGGATACACCGAAGCTGTAGCGTTCACGTGCTTTAAAGCGCATGTTGCCCGTATCAAAGTCTCCTTCCATCGCCGTTTTGATTGGCGAACGGTTGAAGTATTTGAAGCCGTTAGGAGCGTCCGTCTTAATGAAGAACGCATCGGTATCCGTTAGGAAGTGGTTAACCACGGCACCTTCCGGAAGCATACCCATGCTCTTCATGGCGTTCAGATCGTTGTCCGCCGTGCCCGAGCGCAGGTTCGAGTTGATAACTCGCTCTGCGATGAACTGAAGCTCTTTCGGAATAATAAGCTTCATGCCACGAACAGCAATCTTGAGACCACGCTCGTCCGTCAGACCCGCAACGTCGATTAGCATCTGCTCAAGAGAAGTCTCGTTGAGATCAGCCGCGGTAGACAGCAAGTTGCGCTGGTTACCAGACAGAGAGGGGTGAGCCGACGAACAGAGCGCTGCGCCATCACCAACCGGGCTGCCCGTCGAGAACGCATTGTTCAGGATGGAAGCCGCTTTGATCTGCTTGGTCTGAGCCATAGAGCGGGCCAAAGCTTTGGTGTAACGAGATGCGAGACGATCATAGAGATTATCTTCGATAGCCTCTTCCGTGATCGAGAACGCAAGCGCGATGGTTTCGTGAGTGTAACGAGCAGTGTACGTTTCCTGAGCATCGTCGAAACTGATGGCACCGCCTTCAGATTTCGTCGGAGCCGTGGAAAAACCACCAAGCATAACTTCTTCTTCGAAGGCACGGTCAGACGACTCTTCTTCAAAGATTTCAGAATGCTCGTTCTCGTAACGGTCGTACTCAAGTCCGAACAAGGCGTTAAGGCCGGGTTCCAACTCTTTCGCCAATTGTGCGCGAGAGATAGCCATTTATTAAGCCCTCCTTAAATGCCAGTTGTCGGAGCAGTGGTCTGAGAATCAAACCGCCCGTTGGTTGCGTTATGGTGAGCGTTCAGGCGCACAATCATCGGAATACCCGCGGCTGTGTAATCGCTGTTCGCTTCGTCGTCCATAATACCTACAATACGCAGTGCAAGCGTAGCAGTAGTGTTCACAGACGATACGCTTAGCGCGCCGCTTGCTGAACCGGTATCGGTCGAACCTGTACGCGCTGACGTGCCGAGTGATGCGTTTGCAAACACAGTTGCAAGTGCAGTAGCGCGGTCCGTCAGAGAAGCGTCAGACGCCACTTTGAACAACTGGTTGGGATTGTCTGCCACAAACGCCTTTACAGGATGGTTTGTGTCAACGCTTACTGATCCCGAACCGGGCCAGTAGTTGATGAAAACTGGTTTCTTCTGAACCGAGTCATGGTATTCAACACCCATTAGGACGCCAAGAGCGGGGGTCGTACCACCCGCCGTGTCACCAGCCTGATCCACAACGCCGCCCGAAGTCGGAACGACAATGGAATACTGGTAAATGGCATTCGAGTTCGTAGCTGAAATCTCATACTGGGTTACACCAGTTGAGTTCGCTGCGCTACCAACAAGCCCAATAGGACGAAGACCGTAGGCAGTATTTTGGTTAGCCATGATATTCTCCTAATAAGGCAGCCCTACGTTTTGGGACCGCCGAAGGTTACACGAGATTGACGGTCAGGCTTACTGATCGTCATAGTCGAATGTGCATTCTCGCGCATCATGTCAGAATCGACTGCCTGCATCTGGTCGCGGTTACGTTGGTTAAAGTAATCGCTACGTTCTGCAACCGTTTCCTCTGGAATGCGAGCGAGAAGCAGTCCGCCTACCCCAAACACACCTTCATATTTACCTGATTCCACGACGGGAGCTTCAAAGTCTGGGTGTTCGTCACGACGAACCAATTCCCAACCTTCTCGCATTTTTGCACTAACGTTCTTCGTATCATCAAAACCACGCGTTTCGGCGCGAATCCAACGATGCTTGAAGCCATCAGGCGCAGGCGGTGCATCTAGCATTGACGGGGGAGCCCAAGGCTTACGAACAGCCTGTTTCTCCCGGGTTTGGTTAGCGCGAGAAGTACGGTTGATGGACGATCCATCCTGCTTAGACTGGTCACTCATCATCTTACTCCTTCACGTATTTCGCATATTCTTCTAGCGGCACACCCAATTTCTTCGCGATTGCGACTTGGCTCGGGGTGAGTCGAACCTTTCTCCCACTGCGCCCAGTATTTGAAGTTCTCGAGGCACCAACAACCGTCTGAGCGGTACGTTTATTAGCAGCTTTTCCACCGTTTCCGAACTTATCCGAAACACGGCGGTCAAGTTCATTATAGTAATCATCACTCTGGGGGTCAAACCCTTCGTCTTCAACGAGTTTCTTATGTATCCCAAAAGCAGCATACGTCATGGCTTCGTCCTGACCAAACCATGAGTTTTTAAGCGCCCACTGCTCGGCTTTAGGATCAGGGCGACGAGGTTGCTGAGCGGGCATCGGCTGGCGAGATTGGTGTTGCGCCGCAGCCTCCTGCTGCTTTAAATACCGATCCTGCTGCACTTTAGCTTGCTGTGCCCGGTCGGCCTGAATACTCAGGCTAGTAAGCTCGCGTTGAGCCTCCACAACCTTCTTGCTGTCGCCAAACTCAATCGCAGTAGCAAGCTCTTTCTCGGCCTGTTCAATTTGAGTAGCAACGCGGCTGGTGTACTCGTTAACATAATTGTTATCCATTGAGTTCATGCGCTGTTTCAGCGTCTGAGCCTCGTTCTGGACAGCTTGCGCGTAATTAATAGCTTCCTGCTCGCGGCGTTCAGCTTCCCGCATTTTCTTTGTTAGACGGTCAATGCGCTTTTGCGTTGCGCTTTCCGCCTGACGGAAATTTTCATCGGAGCCACTATCGTCCGTTTTAGTATCTGCGTTTTTAGCTTCTACCTCAACTTCCGCTCCAGTTTCTTCGCCGTCAAAGTCAATTTCTACCTGATCTTCGTCTTTTACGTCGCTCATGTTGCACCTTTACAAATGATGAATGTCTTCGGGGTCCAGAATTTGAGCCAATATCTCGTCATCGTTGAGAATACGGACTTCTCCGCCATCAATCTGAAAGCGCGAGCCAGCGTAGCGAGCAAACATCACCCACTGCTTTTCTTTGCACCATGGACCGGACGGAAACTTTTCGGTGTCTTTGTATGCCAAAGGACCGACTTTCAGGACGTAACCTACCTGCGTGGAAATGTTGCTCTTCTCTTGAACCTCACTGGGGATGTAAATCCCACCCGCGGTTTTAGCTTTTCCTTGGTAGGGGAGGATCAAAATACGCCAACCCGTCGGGTTGGGCATACGATCCAGAAGACTTGCGCCAATCGCATCAGGATTAAGACGAGGTTTTTCGACGTAAGCGTCGGCGATATTAAGCCTTTCAGGCTCTTTATCGGTGGTTTCTGCCATCGCGGCCAAACCTTCGGCAGCAGCCTTCAAGTCAATTTTTGCTGACTCAGTCATCAGATTGCTCCTGTTTATCTAGCAGGCTCTTGAGTTCCTGTTCCACGTGATTAAGGCATTCGAGATTGCCCATAAGCTCACGATAGTGCTCCATAGACTTTACGTTCCCATTGACCATAAAGTCATGGCAGCCTTGACGACGTTCACGGATAATCCGAAACACCGCTTCGGCTATGTATATTTCATTCATTCATCGAGTACTCGCATATTATCGAACATTATTCGATAACATCCTAGCATCTCTTATATGTTTACATCAACTGGTAATGTGGACCATCAATGAAAGGCCGCCTATTTTGTGAGCGACGTAGGTCAACGTAAGCATTCATGGCGTCTTCGGCAGTGCCCGAGTAAGCACGAATGTCGCCTTCAGTCCACGCCGCACCCCACTTAACTGCCGCGCCCGTTTCTTTTGCAGCCGCTGCCATGGCATCACAAATGTCATCATAGACTGCAATTTCCCAGCATACGTCCCCGTCAATATACGCGAGACAATCTACGGCATGTGAATACCCGTCAGACTGAGGAATATGCTTGCTGTTCATTGTCTGTGAGCGTCCAGAAGCAACAAGCTTCTTCTGTTCTTCAACCGTGCGGAGGCCACAAGTAATGCCAAAGTCGACTTTAGTCAGTTCGATGGCACGTTTTACGGTGGCTACCATGTCAGGATGCACACCCTCTAGCTTTCCCAAGCTACGCTTCGATAGTTTATAAGTCATATTATTTCCTACGGTTAAGTAGCTCGAACAGGCTTTGAACTTTTTCTTCGAGAACTTTTACCCGCACTGTAATTTCTGCTCGCCACGCAATCATCAGTGCAACGACCAGTACTATCCCGCTCAGGATCGGCCAAATCTGAACTAAATTCTCCACAGCAGGCTCCTTTTCCGCCCAGCCGGAATAATCTCCGATGTCCATATTATATCACATTACCTACGGAATAGCTTGGCAGCGGATCGGACACCAAACGACGCAGCCACGATCACGCCTAAGGTATACTGATACCACACAGGCATGGCTTCAAGGGCCGCAAACCCCTGAGAAACGGCATCCCTTCCCCATTCCCCCGTAAAGCTCAGAATCAGCGGCACAGAAAAAAGCAGGGTGAGCCATTCATCCTTCCAGCTTGTTTTCGAGCCTTCGGCCATTATCCGTTCCCAGTCGGCAACGGATGTTTTTTCGGACAGCAAAATCTTAGCCTTGGCCTCTGCTTCGCTCAGTTTAAGTTGCGCTTCCGCAGCATTCTTGTCTGCCTTGCCTTGCAGCCATGAGGATGCCAGCCCGGCGATAGGACCAATCAGAGCGCCAATCATTTGTTAGCCTCCTTGCCCATCCAAATCCCAAAGCAGCCCGTTAGCGCGCCCATGCACACACTTACGAGCCCGGCCTGAGCATTTGAGGGAGATTCGAGGCTCATGAACCAATGAACCGACTGGTAAGTCAAAATCGTGACCGCCAGCATCATCAGACGTGGCAATATTTTCCAGTCGTCTATGAACGTTCGTGCCATATAAACCACTCCAAAACTACAGGCCTCTTAGCAGCCCATATAGCTCGTGCCCTTGATCGCGGCACCCGCTCCGCGAACTTTCATCTTGCGAGGCTTGTTCGAAGCCATCGGAGCAGGAGCAGTCTTGCCATAAGGCACACGACCCTGACCCTTGATGTCCGCATACTCGACCGCCTTTGGCGCGTTTTTAGGCGTAGAGCCGTTAACTTTCACTTTGCGATTTTTCATTGTGGAGTTCCTCCGTTGTTACGCTGCTTGAGCAGCTCGCGTTCCATAGCAGCCTGAATACGAGCCTGCGTCTGACGTTCTTGAGCGACCAAACGTTGCTGGAACTGGGTTGCCCGCATCTGCTGGTTCTGAGCGTCCAACTGTACCTTCGCTTGGTCGATCTGCTGATCCGCTTGCGCTTCTTGAGCGTCCTGCTCCAGCTCGGCCTTCTTGAGTTCCACAAGTGGGTCCGGGGCCCCCGCTCCAGACATCTGTTGAGACATCTCGCGGACTTGCTGAAGACCCTCCGCAACAAACTGAGCCGTAAGCTGCTCCATTTGCAGCATTTGTTGGTCGTCGGCGGGCTGACCGCCCTGCTGCTGGACCATCTGCAAATATTGCTGCGCCGCCTGCTCGCGAGCCGCGATCTGAACATGCTCCATAACGTGCTTCTGCAAGTTGATCGCCACCGTAGGCATTTGGCCAACCATCGGCGTCGCCCCAAAAGTAAGGTGAGCCATTATGTGCGCTTGGTGGTTCTGACCCTCAAACGCCGTCATAGGCAACTGATCCAAGGCATTGATATTTTCCTGTGCCGGATCAAGAGGCTCCGGAATTTCCGCAGGCGTCGCCTTCATCAAACGATCCACGTCGCTCACACCCAAAGCCTCATACATGTCCCGGAAAACCTCATGCATGTTGTGCATCTCAGGGGCTTGAGCCGCGAGCTGTAGTTTAGTCTGCGCGAGCATGATCCGCTGCGCTTGGCTAAAGACATTCGGATTGCTGACCGGAATAACATCTACGCGGTCGTCAAAGTCCTGCGCCATAATCGTCTGATCGCCGCCAGAAACCGAATACGGATACTCCTGTGGCAAGCTCTCCGACATCACGCGAGCTAGGATTTTGAACTCCTGACGCATCGCGTAGTGCAGGCGCTTATGTACAGCGCTCATGACCCGCGAGCCTTGCTCCATCATGGCAATAGTCGTGCCCACAGGAGCTTGCGAGTTACCGTCCCCCACCTTTAGGTCAGTAATGGTCGCGAACCGCTGACCAGCCTGCACGACAAAGCCAAGCAGGTTAAACAACGTCTGGTCCGGACCCTTAAACGGCAAAGGCATGAGGCTATCTCGGATAGCCCCACCCGGCGCGTCCACGTCGCGAAACTCGCCGGGCTGCAACGGATTATCATCGTCTCGAATACGAAGTCCACGGGCCTTGAAGCCAGCAGGGAGGTTGGACAACGTACCCGCGTCGATCAACTGTCGCAGTGCCGCCGTGGCGGTTCGGGACAAACCGCCAATGGTGTGAATCAAGCCCAGACCGTAGAAACCAAAACCGGGCAAAAACTTGTAGTGCGTAAAGTACGAAATCTTCTTTTTTAGCTCGTCGTCTTCTTGGTAATTTCGACGAATGGACAACACCTGCCCATTATCCAGAGACATCGTGACAATGTAGGGAACTCGGATTCCTGTCGGTTCGCCGTCCTCGTCTACATCTTCGTAACCCTCAAGGTCCAAATCAACGTGGCACTCAAGGATCGTGCAGTCATAATCAATCTGCGAGGGCTCAATACCGTCGATACGGTCAATCGTACCCTCGATTTCGCTCAGCTCTTTCTGGGCAGGAAGAACCTCAAGGTCCAAATACATGCCGGAAAGCTGACGCTTGCGCAGGTCATTCAGCGACATGCGCACCACTTGCGTGATGTTCGGGCATGTTTCGAGGTCCGCGGTCTCATACGGAACAATCAGGTTCTCCGCAGGGACAAACCTAGATACCGCACGACCGCGCGTGTCATCGTAGTACGTTTTCTTGAAAGTAGAACCCGCCAACGGCAGATAGAACAGCATCTGGTCCATATCTGGCGTGTATTCTTCCATCACATTCGTGATGTAGAAGTTCATAAAAGTCTTTACGCGCTGCGCCTGCGCAACCTTATCATTGGTTTCAGAACCCATAACCATGGTGCGGACGGGCCCCGAAGGAGGTAGAAGCTCATTAAACGCCTGCGCTTGGAACTGCGTGGCAGCCTCCGCCAGCAAAGGATGGGTTACGCCGGTAGCACCACGGAAAGGCTGCGTCCGCTCTTCGTAAGTAAAGCCTAGAAGCTCCAAACCATCCTTATAAGCGTCTTCCCAATCCTGACGGCTCGCCTTGTTAGCGTCATACTCGCCTAACAACTCGCCAGCAATCCGACCCAGCTCGCGATCCGGCATCTCTTCTGCCAAGTTCGCATAAAAATCTTCGTTCTCACCACGCTGATCTTGCGGCTCAAAATCAACCTCAACGCCGCCGTCCTCCATCGGACTGATCTCAATCTCGCCGACGTTTTCAACCTCAAACTCGCCCCTCACGACGTCGTCCGAGGAACCCGGGAGTTCAAGCTCTATCTCGGCAGATAAATCCTCTTCCGACAACTGAGATGGAACATTCCTGTCCATCAGGCTGCTTTTGTATCCGTTACGTGGTTCGGCCATCTAATTCTCCCTGATACGACTACGGATAATTTCGGTACTTACGTGGCGATATGCCTAGTACCTCACGCGTCGTATCGAAAAACCCCTCTTCATTGCGGGGGAAGTAAACATCAGGACCCGTTTCCGGAGACTTAAAGTTCCGTGGAGCGCGGGGCTGGGACGGCGCAGGAGTGAACTGCTGCTCCGGTGTCCGACCCATAATCGTATTCAACTGGTTGAAAATCTCAGCGTCAACCATCCGTGTCAACTCTTCCGGCGTCGCGTCCATGCCCGCCTTCATGAATATCTCACGGCCAACCGCGTTGTTCCGCTCATCCATGGCAACGTCACGTTTGTTCTGACCACCACCAAACGGCACCGGCGCAAAACGATCAATAAACTCCGAAAACGTCCCAACATCCTCCGCCGTTTCGACGCCATACTTCTGCGCCATCAGCGAAGAACCCAGCATGTGAGCGCGCGCGTCCTCTAGCTCAGGATACGTCGGAAAATCACGACGGCCCTCGGGACGCGCCATGCGAATACTTTCCGGCTCATAACCCGTCGGAATAACCGCCCGACCCAGCTCTTCATCAAACACCGACGGATAGTCATAATCCTCAATCAACGTCTCCATAAAACTAGGAGACGAGCCGTATAAAGCCGCGGTCCGCGAACCGCCAACACGAGCACTGTCGCGAAGACCCTCCGTCAGATCACCTTCGCCAAGAAACTTGTCGTAAAAGAAACTCATTATGCCCTGTTCTTCGGGCATCTCCTGCGAAACTTCCTGCGAAACTTCCTGCGGCATGTATTCCAAGTAAGCAGGCGCTGAACCGGGAGCCGTGGACCGTAGATCAGGAGCAGCCATGTAATCCGCCACGGCACCGCCTTCTTGCATTCCAGTCGCACCCGCCAAGTATTTTGGAATTTCATCGCGCAACGCACGATCCCGCGTAGAAAGCTGATCGTCCGGAACATTCTCAAGAGTTCGAAGAATTTGAACTAGATCACGAAGGTTAGCTTCGTTCAGCTCCAGAGTATCTCCTAAAACTTCTTGCCCCGGCTCCGAACGAACCGGTGCGCCGATGTCCTCACGTACACCCCGCAAAGTGTACTCACCATAAGACGGATCACCAAAATAAGCAGGCCGGTAATAATCGTCACCGCTGAAATAGTTCGGATCGCGAGCTTCCCGCATTATCTCAATAGCCAAGTCGCTGCCAGACTCAAAGGTATCATAAGGCCCGCCACGACGCGGTTCATACGATACCACAGCACCGCCTTCCTGCATGTAACTCA